CATCATACCAATGTATTTTACCATTGTGATCTTCTACTTTAATTCTAACACTTAGGAATTTCCATAGTTTTAAGCTCATGCTTTCCTCACTCTCATTACTCTATATTTGCTATCCCAATAGGTATCTTCTCTGCCCATCATTTGTTTAGCAAATTTTTTTTCTACATTTCTGTGATTACGCCAGTAGCCATCTGTCTGATTAACCTCATCAGGTGTCATAACTATTCTTTTAGTTCTAACGAATCTACCTGTCTGGGTGTTATAGTCCTCGTGTCTATTAACATAATCAACTTTATATACTATTAAGTTTCTAGTCATTGTCCTCCTTTGGTATAGGTATATCGCCTAATAATTGAGTCATAAGCATTATTGATGCTTTACACTCACTAGCTGTTAATAAATCAAACGCAGCCATTCTATATATTAAATTACACTCTCGTTTATTAAAATCAAACTCTATACTATCCATCAGCTTTACTCTAAGATTATCAACTTCTGATGGTGTAGCATTTATTATTTGTGATATATTCATATATTCTCCTATTAGGGCTAACCCCTCACTAGGAGGGGGTGTACCCAATATTTATTTTTTAGCTAAGATTTCATTCATCTTGCTATCCAAAGCCTCAATCTTGCTGTGTAAACTTTTAACAAGATCATACTGTGCTTTAGGCATATACTTGTGAGGATTAGCCTTAACGTAAGCTATTCTATCCTCAACTGATTTAGACTCAGTATATGGTACAAACGATTGTTGTTCAGTTGTCATAATTAACTCCTATTGTTGACAATTATTATTATTACTGGTTGTAATAATAATTGGTTTATTTAATATTCTATTCATTTCTTTATCCCTCTCGATTAGAACAGAATTTTCTGGGAAAGGGAACTCATACTGAATTAGCTCATAATTGCTATGTTTCTCAGTATCTCCCTCTATACGTTGCATAACTTCGTATGTTATCATTTATTATCCTTTTGGTTATAGAACTCTATTATTTCATCAGTTGCTTTGATGCTTAAACCAGCAAACATAAGCAATACAATTAAAGATAGTATTATAAATGTTATCATATATATCCTTATTTCTGGGCTAGTTTGAATGTTTGGTATAAATTATAAGCTACTACACCACTTATTAACTGACCAATTATCATTATAGCTAACCATATACATAGTAAGCTAATCATTATAGTACTTAACATATCTTATCTCCTATTGGTTAAGCTATACACACACACATCAATATGTATGGATATAGCACTTATTTATGTTGCTATTAATATTACTAACAATCAGGTTGTATAATAATATCAACAGGTTAAATCATTATCGGTAATCAACTAATCAATAGTCAAGCTAGAGTTAGTTAATCACCAATATATAATAACAGTATATTTCGCTGTCACTTGTGACCAGCGAGAATATACGATAACAACAGAACTAAATTAATAACAGCGAACAACAGTGAGCTGAGAACATAACAACAATAAGAAAAACCAGGGGTTTTACAATCACCCCTAAGTCATGATAGTCGTAGAACTATCTGACAATAGGGGGGTTTTGTACAGCACCATAACAAGAAAGGGCATCATATCATGATACCAGCAGTAGCAGCAGGGTCGGTAGGACTTAGAATCCTTAAAACCCTATATAAAGGCAAAAAAAAGATAGGTGCAGCGTCTAAAATGGCAGCTGACAAAGCAGGAAAAGCAGGATTTACAGGTACTAGCAAAGCTATTACAGGTGCATCTAAGAAATTACACTCAGGATCAAGACAAGTAGGCAAATTCGTTAAGAAAAACCCTAAAGCGTCATCATTCGCAGGTGGTATAGCTACAATATCCTTCCTTGACGATTAATAATGGCTAAGCAAAAGTTCACTAGCTTTACACCCAGGGAAAAACCTAAGAAAAGACGTGGAATCCACAAAAAATCGAAATCGAAATCGGAAAAACTACAGCAAAAGCTGACAAGATATAAAGGACAAGGCAGATGAAAAGTAATTATCTAAAACTACCAATGTTTAAAATTGACATTAAAAAGCAATTGGATAAAAGAAAGCAGTTTAGTAAAGACTTGAAATCTAAAAAATTTCGAAAGTCGACTAAAATAATAGAATATACAAAAAGGTTTATATAATTATGGCTAAAAAAGGACTTTATGCGAATATCCACGCTAAGCGAAAGCGAATTAAGGCAGGTAGTAAAGAAAAAATGCGAAAAAAAGGTTCTAAAGGTGCACCAACTGCATCTAACTTTAGACGAGCAGCAAAGACTGCTAAAAGATAATGGCAAAAACAGCAGCATGGCAGCGTAAAGAAGGCAAAAACCCAAAGGGGGGTTTGAATGCTAAAGGTCGTGCTAGTTATAAGAGACAGACTGGAGGAACGTTAAAAGCTCCTAGTAAAAAAGTAGGGAATAAAAGACGTGCATCCTTCTGTGCGAGGATGAAAGGCATGAAACGTAAACTAACTTCTGCTAAAACAGCGAGAGATCCTAATAGCAGAATCAATAAATCACTAAGAGCATGGAATTGTTAATATGAAATCAAAAATGGTAAGAAAAGGTATAGTAGCAGCAAAAAAAACTAAGAAAAAAATTATTAATTTTGTTAAAGCTAACCCTAAAAAATCTATAGTTGGAGCAGGTGCTGCTATTACTTATGGTTATGGTAAAACACCTATGGCTAGAAAAAATCAAAATATGATAATAGAAATGCAAGCAATATCTAAAGACAGAAAAACAAGAAAAATTTCTAAAGATGAAATTAATAGAAGATTAAAAAAAGCAAAACAAAGCAAAAGAGAATTTACATGGTTTGGATAATATGAGTAAAAAATTAGAAAAATTAGCTGATGAAATGATGAGGTTGACTCCACAAGAAGGAGAACAACTAGCATTAATCATCAAAGCAAAAGTTATGCCAGAAATGGCCAAACAACAACAGCAACAGGGTTTGTTACAGCAGCAAAATCCTCAAGCTCAACAGCAAATGGCTATGATGGGTAAAAGACCAGGAGGTCAAGTACCTATGCCAAATGCACAAATGGCTGCACAACAAGGCTTGTTAAGATGAAAACACCAAAAGTAAAAGAAAAATTAAGACGTAAAGTTTTTGGTACTGGTAATAAAAGATTAAAAACTATGAGAAAATTTCTAGGGCCAAAAGCATTAGGTGTAGGAGTTTTAGCATACGCAGGTAGTGTTGTTTATAAAAAGAAAAAAGAAAAACAAAATAAAGGATAATTATTATGCCAATGGTTGGAAAGAAAAAATACCCATATACTAAAGCTGGTAAAAAGAAAGCTAAGATGGCTGCTAAGAAAAGTGGCAAGAAAGTTAAAAAAGGTTACTAATGATTAAAGGTGGAGATATAGGTTTTACTAAAACACCAAAGAAAAAACCTTCTATTGCTAAACAAATAGTTAAAAAAGGAATTAAGTTTGGTGCAAAAGTAGCAACAAATCCTTTAACTATTGCTTTAGCAGCAGCTCCTACTGTTTATAGATTAGGTAAAGCTAAGAAATTTAAGTTTCCTGAATTTAGACAGTTTGATAAAAGAGGCAGAAAAATCTAATGGTTGAAGATAAAACATACGAAAACGAAGTAGATAAATCAGAAAACCATGGTGGTAAAAGACCTGGAGCTGGTAGACCTGCTGGAGCAAAGACTAAAAAGAATTGGAAGTCTATGGAGGAGATGGCTATAAAATACCAACATTCTCCTTTGGATTATTTATTATCTGTGTTAAACAATCCTATGAGCTCACCTGAACGTAAGATGTATGCAGCCGAAAAGGCAGCACCATTTGTTCATGCAAGATTAGCTTCTACTAATACTAAAATAGGAACAGATGAACCAATCGCAATTAAAGTCTCCTGGCAAAAAGACGATTAAGAAAGCAGTCGCTAAAGTAGAAATACCTTATAAGCCAAGACCTTACCAATTATCTGTACATAACTCACTTAAAAGATTTAGTGTTCTAGTATGTCACAGACGATTCGGGAAATCAGTACTAGCTATTAACGAATTAATTAAAACAGCAGCAGACAAACCAAGATCTTTG